GTTAGAACTCATGATCAATTTTAGAACTGCCGGGTATTGCGAAATTACCCCGAGGCTGGGACTCCCGCTGCCCAGTGTAGATGAACCTCAATAATACTCTACACAAAACAATGGTTTTATATCATTGCGCTTACTGTAGTCAGTACGAAGCTGATCGTTAAACAGCCCTCTGTTCGTGGACGGACCGGTATTAGCATTAGCCGTTAGTGGAATGTTAGTAGTAGTACATATATCGATAAAATTACTTTAGATGTATGTTTCTATTACGCTCTGGCGATTCGATCGCCGCCCTTTTGGTCAAGGTAAATGACTGGTGTAGGGCACTACACTAATAGTGTGTCTCTGAGACGGTATCTCTAGAATCCAAAATACCACTACCCTTGTGAATTATCTAATGTATGAACTTGTTTATACCTCTTAGCTACATCTTCGCGTATATCGCCTCGATGTAGGTTCTTAATTTACATGTCCCGAGCTTTGGTAGGAGCGCTAAGTCCATAGGTGTCGTTGACTTATTTGACTGTTAAGTTGACTTCTAGGTCTTAATACGTAGTTGTAAATGTTATAAGCCTTTTATGAATCTAGCGATTCTAGCTATCATTGGCAGATAGCGTAACATTTCTATGAAGTAACCTAGTTGTTTGATGACAACAAAAGACGTCTTGCGAAAGGCGGTTAAGTTAACAATGACATGTGAGTAGAAGCACGGCTTAGTGAGGGTTCAATGTGTCGCCATGAATTCTTCAAATGCAACCACAACCCAAACCACGCTTAACTTTGTGCGTAACAAGGTACTTCGAGAGAAGCAAAATCTAACGAACTCCCAACGACGACAACAGCAACGAGAATGGAAAATGCTTAGTGTTATTGACCATATTGTAGATCGAAGAAAGGATAAGGAACACGATTTGGCTATTCGACAAGGACGTGATTTGAAGTATGGTAATTTTGAGGGATGGCTTCCCAATGAAATTACTGCTACTCTAGATAAGACTGCACGTGATATTAGTTCTACCTGTAAAAAGGGTGAGAACCTTATGGATACGTTCGATGAGTGTGCGAATCATCTTAAAATTACTATGAGCAAGACAAATCCATTATTGGATAATATGACAAAACTCTTAGATCTGACAAGTAATTTTATGGATGCTACAACTACTCATCTTAAGAATCTCACAACAGTAGCTTTTGATGCTGTTACGTTTGTACGACGATTTATCTCTATAGTTATAAACTGCTTTCTAGCAGCACCTGGAAAGAAGTTGATCTCTCTAATAGTAAATAGTATTAACTTAGTCTTAGAATATATAAGTATACCTAATTTAACTGTTACTTATTTACTATCATTAATTAAAGGTGAAAAGATAGAGGAAATAAAAGGAGAAGTAGTTGAAGGACAAACTCTATCTGGTGCTTTACAATTCGATATCCCTAATATTACTGATAGTCATTTAAGTGTGGTTAAAACAATAGGAAGTGTATTACTGATGATTTTTTCAGTTTTATTTTTGAGAAGATTACCAGGTAAAAGCACTTTTGAATCTCTATTTAATCGATTAGGTACATTGGGCAAGAATCTCACTGGATGGAAGATAATTTATACTGAATCTGGCAAATTCTTGATGAAGTATTTAATCATATACGTCCATATTTAGGTTTAGATAAAAAATACAATTTAGATAGTTTTGTAGATGGGTATGGAGAATGGGCTACTAGAGTCCAGAATCTCGTGGACCGAGCTGATATTAATGATGATTTCAAATATAATGCATTAGTTAATGATATTGAATTCATCAATGAGGTCGCTAGTCTTACGAAAAAAGGATTGGAGCTATCACGGACCATATCAGATCTGAAGTTATCCCGTGATTACCAAACTACCTTTTTGGTGCACATGAATCTCTTAACTAAAATCCAGAAATTAGTGGATAATAGTGGTGCTTTTGGAAATAGACCCCGAACGCGCCCACTTGTGATATGGATTTCTGGTGAATCTCAAATTGGTAAATCTGGAATGGCCTGGCCTTTAGCGATAGATCTGAACAACCAGCTCATGACAACAGAAGCTGACGCCATAGAATTCTCAAAGAATATATATTTTAGAAATACTGAGCAAGTCTTTTGGGATAACTACTTTGGTCAGAATATTGTATGTTATGATGACTTTGGACAAAGAATAGATGCTGAGTTGAAACCAAATGAAGAGTATATGGAGCTTATTAGAGCTGCTAATATTGCTCCATATCCTCTTCATATGGCTGGATTAGAAGAGAAGAAGAAGTGTAAGTTTGTGTCTAAAGCTCTTATATTAACATCTAATATCCTCGATCAACGCATCAACTCACTTAATTACCCAGATGCTGTTGCGGCTCGAGTAGACATATGTGCTGTGATTAAAAATAAGGCTGAATTTCAAAAGGAATGTTTCTCAGTGCAAAAACAAACTCAGGTAAAACGTTTGGATGTAGATAAAGTGTTGGAAATTACCGGAGAAAGTTTGAGTACTAGTATATATGAAATAGACTTAGTTAACCCGGAGACGCGAGAAGTAGTGCGTGCGAATCTCAGTTATGAAGAATTTTTGAGTCACTGTATAGAGAAGTTTAAGAAGGAGACAGAACGATCCAAAAATTTTAATAACTATTTGACAAATTATGCTAAACAACGTTATCAAACGCTGCGAGGAAATAATCAAGGACATGTTGTAGATCTGCAAGATCCATCTTCTTATATTACAAAGACTGATTTAGAGTGTACGACTGAAAATATTCAAGTATGGTCTGACTATGTATGGAATAAGATTAAGAGAGGAGGAATCTACATTAAGACTCGAGGTAAAGAAATCTTAATAACCAACAAAGATTTCTTCACCATTGATAAGGATACATGTGTAGATTATGTATTGCAAACATATAAGACTTTTACTATTAGGTTTAATGCTAAGTTTGAGGAATTTAAGATTTATGCTAACTCTATTTTGGATAAGATAATAGAAGCAGCTAAAGTTGCAATTAACGCCATTACATCTCATCCTTTTATCGCAATTTCTGGAATATTACTCACATTGTCTACTGCATTCGGTTTGTGGATGCTCTCTAAGAAATCTCAAAAACCCAAAACTAATGTTTTAGACAAAATTTCATCTCATATTGTTAGAGTTAGCAATTTCCCCCCCAGAAAAGGAATTCCTTTTGTAGCCTTGCATTCAGAAGTAACGCAGGAGGAGATTATGAATGCTTTGGCTAAACATGATGGTGATATAGTTGCAGTACAATTACCCGTGGAAGATGATATCTCAAATTTTGTTGAGAACCTTACTGCCTTGATAGACGAAGATTCGCTTTCTATTTTTGTGATAATAGTTAGCTCTACCAAGTTTAGTTTGGGTTTTAGACAGCAGATGAGATTGTGGAGAGAAATTCGTCAACATTTTGCTGCAACATTAATTAAGATCTGTGAATATGATGAGGAGAAGAGAAAATGGTATAGTGGAGAGATTGAATCTCAATGCCCCAATGCTCCCACTATACTAGAAATGGAAGTAGAAGCAAGTTATAACTCTCGTGGTACACATTCTCATAAGTGTGTAAAATGTGGAGTTGATTATATCCATGATCATCCTTATAGACATGTTAATCATCCCCAATTCCCAAATCAATGCCCTAATGAAGATTGTGAATGGTATTTTGCTAATGGATCTGGAAATACGACAAATGCTCGCTTCTTCGAAGCTACTTCGGGCGATGGAATGACTCATAATCCACGCCGGAAAATAGTTAAGGAAGTAACATCAGGTGATAATAATACTCATAATGTCAGGCGTAAGATAATTAAAGAAGCAACATCTGGTGATCCACTTACTGTTAATCCTAAACGTAAGGTAGTTTTAGAGAACGAGGAAGGAGAATTACAGTATTGGGTAGATGTTGGAGCCAATACTTTAATTGCCAATAGAATTCTCAAAAACCAATATAGGATGGTGGGAGAAGATTGTGTTGGTAACGTGACTGGTGCTATAAATGTACTTTTTGTATGTGGAACGATTGCTATAACAGCAAAACATGTTAGTATGATGTTAGATATGTCGCAAAAAGTACATTTAGAGAATTGTTTTGGTGTGAAATGGGAAGTCACAGTGGCAGATATTAAGTCGAAACCTCTGTTGGATGTTAGAGGAGAAGAGAAAGAGGTGTGTGTTTTGACTTTCCCTGTTCATGTGATGACTCATTGTGATATTAGGAAGCATTTTCAGGATGCTGAATCTCTTAGATTAGTTTCTAGACCTAAGTGTTTATTACCTGCTATTCGTCCTTTACATGGTATGCAAGTTCCTATAATCTATACCGTTCCCTCTGCACGCACTCATGATGTTCCTATTATTTTTAATGATGATGCTAGTGGTACTTCTACTGTTATTCGTAAGAGTATACATTATGAAGCTCCCACTAAGGCAGGTGATTGTGGATCTCCTCTTATAATCCAAGAGAATAAGGTTTTGAGGAAAATTTTAGGAATTCATGTAGCCGCTACGACTGAAGGAATGTCAATTTCAGAAAGTATAACGCAAAAAGATCTGCAACGTGCTTTAACTACAATAGCTGGAAATTATCAAATTCGTTTCGATGATGATAGTTTTACCCACTCGAATCTCCTACCTGTTGTATTACCTAAGGACGTTATTATTAGTAATATTAGAGATATATTTAGCCCCTATATACCTGTTGCAGGATTCAACCCGCTCTCTATTTGTACAGAAGTTCCTGCATTACCTACTAAGACTGCACTCAGACGATCGCTTATTTATGGACAAATTACTGAGGTTAAGACAAAACCATCTCGTTTGACAGATTTGTTTGTGAATGGTGAACGTGTGAGTATTTTGAATAAGAATCTCCAGAAAGCAGCATTAGATACTCCAGAAATTCCTAAGGAATTGGTGGATCAAGCAATACTGAGCTATCGTCCTCTTATGCTCAAAAATAAGAAAGATTATTTAGCCAGAATATTCACCATAGAAGAAGCAGTGGAAGGAATTGTTGGAGAGGAATTTGTTGCCCCTATAGCGCGCAGATCATCACCTGGATACCCATGGGTTTTAGAACGACCTAGTGGAACTGTTGGTAAACAACACTGGTTGGGTAGTGATGAAGAGTATCGAATCTCAGATGATTTGCGTGCGGCCGTGATGGAACGAATCTCAAAAGCGAAGAAAGGCATTAGAGTTCCTACTATTTGGACTGATACATTGAAAGATGAGCGACGTCCGATAGAAAAAGTGGATGCTGGTAAGACGCGTGTATTTGCAGCTGGACCTATGGATTATACTCTTGCTTTTAGGATGTATTTCTTAGGCTTCATTGCAAATATAATGGAGAACCGAATTGACAATGAACAATCTCTTGGTACTAATCCATACGGAAATGATTGGAAGCGTACTGCCCAAAGACTGACGAAATTCGGAGACAATAATGTGATAGCTGGAGACTTTACCACTTTTGATGGCACTCTCAATGCATGCATTCTATCAAGGATGTGTGATGAAATCAATAAGTGGTATGACGATGGCCCCATGAATGCCATGATTAGGCAAGTTATGTTCAAGGAAATTTACAACAGCATTCATCTCAACCCAGCCTTAGGAGTGTATTACTCATGGACTCATTCTCAACCATCTGGCTGTCCTCTCACAACTGTTTTAAATTCCTGGTATAACTCTATCTCGATGCGTGTGGTTTATGGCATATGCTCTGATAGATTCTGTGATATAGGAGATTTAGGTAAATACCCAATATCTTCTTTTAATAAGTATGTAAGTATGGTTTCTTATGGAGACGATAATTGTGTTGCTATATCACCTGAAATTGTAAGTTGGTTTAACCAAAATACAATTTCAGAAGGGTACAAAGTTATTGGAATGATATATACTGACGAAACGAAGCATGAAGGAATCTCACCCCCAACTCGAAATATCTCCGAAATACAGTATCTGAAACGTAATTTTATTTATGATAAGAAGACCTCGATCTGGAAAGCACCTTTGAGCTTGGAAACAGTGCTTGAGATGCCAAATTGGTGTCGAGACTCTGTAGATATGTTAGAAGGCTCAATGCTTAACTTATTAGTCGCTGTGGAAGAACTGTCTTTGCATTCACAAGAAGTGTTTGATAAGTGGAGTAAGGTGATGATGGACGCTTTTTATGCAAAGACAGGAGAGTATCCAGAAATTAGTACTTATTCTGGATACAATCAACAAAGATACGTTAAGTATTTTATGTAGATCTGTAAGTACCGTCGCGCGAGCGGACGACGTTAACTACCGCGAAAGTCTTATTACTGGTTACCATATGTTAATTATAAGTTTCCTCAAGATTAACTAAAGGCTTTAGTAAGATAATATAGTATTCTATTTAGAATTAAGAGGACTATGGTAGCAGCCCTACTGAATCTCTTAAGGAATAAGATCTGCACAATTGGGTTGTTGTTGCAACACTTGTCTTACAAGTGGGATCTGACAATTATTGACCTGCCGATACATCAAACTCTTGCTCTGAAATTAATGCTACTTGTCATGAAAATCCACCTTCTGAGGATTCTGAAATGACAAATCAAGCAATAACGACCTATATCGACGACCATTTAGCACCGATACATGACATCCCATTTCATACAGATATCCAAAGTCTAGAGAATATGGATTATAATCATACAATTATTGAATTTCTCAAAAGACCATCTGTGATAGATAAATTCAATATAACATCTGAAAATACTATTTGCTTAACTTCATCCCGTTTTCAAAATAATTATTTAACACCTGTTCGTACTTTTAATTTTCCTTCATTTAATTAAACAAAAATCAAAATTAGCTAAATTACAACATTTCATGTACTTAAAAGCAGATATTATATTGAAATTAACTATCAATGCATCTCCATTTTCATCTGGGAAATTCTTGTTGTTATATTCTCCATACGAAAAAGACATCGACAAATCTCTAGCCCTTTTGGGTAACTCATTTACTGGAATCTCAGCATATCCACATGTAGCTATTGATCTTCAATTAGATACTAATGTGGAAATGCGCATACCATTCTTAGAATATAAGGAAGCCTACAACATGACCGATCAATTACCTTTAGATTATTGCACTGTATTCCTAATGCCCCTAACACCTTTACGCAATATATCTAACACTTCCCCTATATCTATTAATCTGTTTGCACACTTTGACAATATAACTCTCGCTGGTCCCACTACTCAACCTCTGTCTAAAATTTATGGTTCACTTCAAATCAAAACAGAGAAAGGGAAAGGCATTTTGGAGGAAGTAGCTACTGGAGTCGCAGGAGTCGCTGGCTCTTTGACAAAAGTACCTGTTCTCGCCACTATTGCTAGACCCGTTCAATGGTTTGCTAATGCAGTTGCCCAAGTATCTTCAATATTTGGGTTTTCACGGCCTTCAGCCAATCTCAATAAAACACCAATGGTTAACGCCCCTACATCCGGTTTTTGTCATATTTCTAACATCGACACAACTAATTCTCTTGCTTTAAACCAAGATTATGGATTGGGAATGTTAGATGATGTTTTTCAAACAAAACTAGATGAGATGGATATTGCCTATGTGTGTGCAAATCCCGCAGTCTATGCTTGTTATCCTTGGAACTCTGGTGCTGGTTCAAATTTTTCTCAAGTAATTCCTTTAACTCCTATTTATGAAGAATATTCTGATAATTTGACCAATGATACAAAGACTCTTAAAGCAACTCCCTTACCCTATCAATACATAGCTTCATTTTTCCGTTATTCCCGTTGTACCTATTGTATTAAAATTTCCGTTGCCAAAACTGCTTTTCATCGTGGTAGGTTAGAGATTATTTTCGATCCATATCATAAGCTTACAAACCTTTTGTTTACGGAAGGCGCTGAAGATATGTATCGTGTTATTCTTGATCTCACTAATGATACAGAAATTACAGTTAAGATTCCTTTCATCTTTAATAAACTCTTTTTCGACCGTGAAGTAGATGACCGAATGGGAAATTTGATTATTAGGGAATTAAATCGACTTGTTAATCCATCTACTGTAAACAGTACTGTTGACGTAGTGGTTTGGCAATGGATTGAAAACCCTATTTTCACTCTTTTCCAACCTAAATCCTTCCAAAAGACAGCCACCTTTGCTTCCATGCAAGCCCAAACTCAAATAATCTCTGGATCACTCCAGATTTTACTCTCTGATGCCGCGTCTTCAAAAGTTGTCGTATTTGGTAAAATGGGTGATGAAGTTCAACAGAATCTCGAGGCACTTTCCAAAGCTAATGGAGATGCCTGCTTTAATTTACGAGCTTTATCCCGATCATTTTGGTATATGGACACTTTCCAGAAAGCCAAATCGACTTCCTATGAATTCATGGATATTAATTTTAAGGATGTAATCTCATATATATCTCCTCTCTATCGTTTTTATAGAGGAGGGCTTAGATATAAGTTTGCTATAAAATCTAACAACTGTCCCGCATTAGGATGCTCTCTAGCTACTGTAGGTAATATAGCATTATCACCTTATCATTTTACATACTATCATATCAACCCCATCTTAGAGGTATCTGTTCCATTCAATGTACCTGCACGGAGAATGGTAATGGGTGCCACTTTTAATTATTATCAGACGCCTGCCGTAACGCTTACTCAATTAGCTTCTGAAGTTACGTCATCCGAAATAGCTACCGTTTACCGGGCGGCTGATGATGATTTTTCACTCGGTTGGCTTGTCGGACCACCAATCATCAACATCACCGACGATGCCCAACCGTTTTAATTAACTCATATGTAAGACTGAGTATAACTGTCTTCACCGGACTCAAATCTAAGGCTGAGAATAACTGCCTTGGCCCAATTGGTAATCATCAATTACTAAATTGGTTGCTTGTTATAATTTTGCCCTTTTAAAATTTTAGCTTAATTCATTTGTAAATTCAATCTTAAGTCAATCTAATAAAATAAAGGTTCTGGATATTTCGTTTTTTTTTCCAGAAGTAAATTTAATTTTAAAACATGTTTACTTTTTTAGTTTCAAAATTAAAATTTAACGAGGATAGTATATTCCTTTTGAATATATGTTTCTGCGCATTCTTCAAATCTGCAGCCTTTTCATTATAGGTTCAGCAGGTTTACTTTGAATCTGTGGTCGCTATTTTTCTTCAAAGAATAGTCC